CATTGAGTTCAAAAGAATCTTTTGTACCAACTGCCTTTTAGCATAGAATTCATATTTTTCAGTATCACCTTCCGTACCATATTTCTTTTCCAATTTACGAAATTCAACACGCTTCTCAAACCAATCGTTTAGAATATCTGCAATTAAACCGGCTTTATCTTGTGTATAAAGGACTCCATTTGCGGCAACACCTAAATTACTATCCTTAATGACTTCCTTCAATTCCTGAGTAGTATATTCGTATGTATCACCATCCTTACCTACTAACTTATATGTCGTATCTAATCCTTTAATATGTGCTTCTGCATCCCAATTCTGAATCTTACCAACTTTTGTTTCAGGACTAATATTCAGAGTCATAATGATTGATGGATATAGAGATGTTAAGTCCAAATCATAAATCCAATCATACTTACCAACGATGGGTTCTTTTACATACGCTCCGATGAATTTCTCTTCGTTGTTATCTTTGAGAGCTTGCATTCTTTCTCTTCTATCTTTTGGTTTGTTTGTTGCAACCAATCCTTTCTTTTTAAGATAAGCTAAACAAGCACCTTCCAACCACTTTGAAGAGAATATGTAATCCTCATAAGGTACATACCCTGCGTGACAAACGGCTCTACATAAATCAACAAATTGAAGTTTCTCATCCATTGCTACAACCAAGTCCACATCGACAATGTTATACTCAATGAATTTTTCCAAATCATTTTCAAACAAATCATCCAAACTTCCCTCATACTCAATCTTACCTCTACCCAATTCTTTAGTAGCAATATGATTTAAAGTATAAGATGCTTCCAATGTATAAGTGTATGTTTTATATAGATTAATATAATCCAAAATAGATACACCACCAAAACTCCACTTCTCTCTATATGGTGACCAGAAAGCCTGACCTATTGGTGATAATCTTTTAGCATGTCCTTCTCCACATACATTTTTAATACGATTGTACAAATACGGAATATCAAAGAAATCTATATTCCAACCTGTTAAAATAGTTGGGTTAACTTCTTCATAATAATTAAGGAATGCAAGTAAGAGATTCTTCTCATTATCAAAAATGTGGACACTAACCTCTCTACCATCCTTATTAAATTGTTTGGCATTATTTTTAACTTTTCTTTCTTTATCTAATACGAATACATCATATAGTTTTGTTGAACCATCATGTGATGCTATCGCTGTTATTTCATTTTGTGCAAATTGAGTATTTGGTAGACCTGATATCATTTCTACCTCAATATCAAATGTCATTGTTTTATGACCTGTTGATGGTAAATCCGAATCGTAAATATCAACCAACACTCTTGTAGTTTCTGGAACATCCGATTCAAATAAATCATCTGCTTCATCTTTTTCCCACTTTGAAATACGAGTCAATTTATCACCATTCATTGAACGATATTGGCCATACGGGTCTTTCTTATACGCATATTTTCGGTATGGCATTGTTTGATACCCACTTTTATCATCCCACAAATGTATTGTGTTTTTTGCTCTTTCGTAATAAATATTCTGATAAATAACTACCTCCTTTTTAAATTGTTATACACTTATTTGATGTTTGATGTCTTTTTAAATGCGTATCTACTATTTGTTTACCACATTTATCACATACAACTATTTTTCTAACTCTATTCAATGCGGCTTCCGATTGTTTTTGTTTCCATTCATTAGTTCGAATTGATTTTCCATTATTTTTATAACACCCCGTTTTAGATGCTATTTCTTTTAATTTATTAGAATGGTCATTTCGTTTCTTACCTCTCCAATATCCAATCTTTTTCTACTATTCGCTTCCAATATTGATTTCTCTTATCAGCCGAATACATTCTATCACCCTTTCCTTTGCCTATATAAAAGATAGAGCCATCTTTTAATCTAATATGTTTGTAAACATAGTATTCCATAATCATCTTTTATAATAAATATTATAATCTCATAATAAATGTTATACTATCTACCAACTTCTTTTAAATAGTTATCCTTCATTTGTTCCCAAGTCATTCCAATTGCATTAACATAGAACAAAACTTCGGGTTTAATTTTACCTTCTTCAAACAATTTTTCATATCGTTTGATTGCTTTATCTTTCCACCATTTTATGGTGTACTCATTTCCTTTTGCAAATTTCTCTTTAAGAATTAAATCCTTTTCTTCTATTTTAGAACAAAGAAACTCATTACCATTCTCATACATTTGTGCAAAGTATACACCTCTTTGGAATCCATGGTCATAAGCGTTACCTTTGATACCCAACTCTTTAAAAATAGCCTGAATAATCTTTTGTTTAATTCCACTTACAGGCCCATTCTTTTCGTATCCCATACTCTCACCATTTCTTTCTCTTTCTCTTGTGATATGTTGCTCATACCACTCCTTCTTATTTTCCTTTAACCATTGATGCCAAGGGTCATATACTTTATCATCGGGCTTTGTAGAAATCTTACCTTTAGATTCTCCCAATGTTTTGAAATGAGGAATACCATTGTATTGTGAGTGAATACCATATAGGGATGTTGTACCTACTCCAATCAATGGATTATTATATTTCTTTTGCCAGTAATCTCTAACTTCAGGAGATGTTGCTAATGCGGCAATTAACTTACCGCCCAAAAAGTTATATCCAAATGGTTGGGTTGATACGATGGTAGTTGCAATTGTAGTACAATTTAATTTACCATTCTTAAACTTATCTTCTTTTTGCCATCCAATATACTCATCTCTTACACCCAACGATGTAATATCAGAACCTAAACAAATCTGTCCTAATATCTTCCCACTTACTCTATCTTTTACATAACACTTTACATTACGACCTGGATTAGCCTGAAACTCCATAGTATGAATTAATCTACGAATCTCAGTCCAACGAGTAGATTGTTTAGCATCATCATCTACGATTTCCACATAAGGGTCTATTGCTTGTATTTCAGCAATAGTTAATTCCTTATTCATTATATCCGTAGGTTTCCACAACGAATCATAATGCGATTGCAACACAGGTAACTTTTTCATATTACCAATTAAATCTTCGTTCCACTCCATCCACTTTTTGTAGAGAGTTTGTTCTTCAACTGACATTGTTCTTAGATAATCCAAGTTCTCAATGAACTTTCGTTTCATATCTTCGTAGTTGAATTCTTCTGCTTTGGCTGTTTCGCCGGTTTCCCAAAATTTCATATTGTAAATATACTAAAAATATTCGATATTACCAAAATTTAGTTGTTATTTCGTTTTCAGGCGATATCGTAGTGTGGTGTGTAATTCCTTTATTATATTCTCTTGTATCCTTTGGATAAGGTTTAATTTCATGCTTTAATCGTTTGATTAAATCTTTCTTTTCTTTCTTATCTTGCGCAAGAATCTGAATGTATCTATGTTTAGGTGGTTCTGCTCTTCTCCAAAACTCTTTGTAGCCCTCTTTACCAATTTCTTTTCTAAGATGTTCTAAGTTACCACTACCCCAATTATTGAATACACTTCTACTATGAATCCATTTGTAAGGATTGTTAGATAATGAAATACCATAATTTGGCATTAAGGCGATATCAGTATTTAACCCCTGATAAATCCAATTGGTTGCTTGGTAAATACCTCCTAAATGGTCTTGTCCGTTATCGGCGTATGAAAGGAGTACTTTAATATTCTTATCATTCTCCCTAAACCATTTAAATGATTGTCCTAATGCATATGATTCTATATTAGCACCATATCCATCATCACAATAAAGACGAGTAAGTTCTAAAATATTATCTTTTGTAAGTCCTTCACAAACTGATGTAGATGCTCTTGCTCCAACGGGGAATCCATAGATTAAACAACCTATAAGTTTACTATCTCCGAATTGATTTTCGGATTCAGTTTTATAATATATGCCTAATGCATATCTACACATTGTCCAAGCGTGAGTATAATGTTTTTTAACAATTATATCTTTCGCTATATCTTTTGAAATTGGTGATAGATATACTTTCGATACATCACAATATAACTTATTAGCTTCTTTCAATTGGTTCTAATTTATAAATTTCTTCAATAAATTCCTCTTTTGCTTTTGGATATGGTAATGATGGATACTTCAAAGATTTTAATAACTTCTTTCTCTCTCTACCACTCAAAAGTATATAAACATAACGATGTTTTCTCGGTTCTTTTTTAATCCAAAATGGTAACGATACCATTGTTTGAATTATCTTTGGGTCATTAGTACCATATCTTACGAATGATGTTCTACTATGATGCCACTCTTCATCTTCTTTCCACTTAAAACTCCAACTATCATTTGGTCTGATTCTATTTCCCTGATATATCCAATTTGTTGCTTGGTATACAGTTCCTAAATGACCTGCTTTTGGGTCTGAATATGATACTAATGCTTTGATGTGTGGTGCGTTTTCTCTTAACCATTCGAATGATTTACCAACGAACCAACTTTCAATATTACTACCATATCCATCAAATACAAATAAACGGGTAAGTTCTAAAACCTCCGTTCTATCTAATAGTTCCGAAATGGATGCGCCGGAGTGTCTACCAACCGGGTCACCATAACAAGCTACTCCAATAAGTTTTTCGTTTATTCCACCAAAAAATTTGTGCTCATCATTGGAAACATAAAACAAACCAATAGCATAAGATACCTTCGTCCATATCCCACTATAATGGTTATTGATGATGATATCTTTTGCTACATTTTTGTTTACTTGTCTTACGACTAATTTTGATGTATCACAATATAACTTATTTAATTCTTTCATACGGCCACTTTATCATGTGTGTCCATGTTTGATTCGTAACTATTTTTTTAATGTTAGCAGGAGATACTTTGTAGTTCCTAGCAATAACATTAATATTCCTATGACCTACTTTGTATAGTTCTCTGATTTGCAATATCTGCTCTTCAGTCAATTTGTGCATTGGATGCGCTTCTCCTCTTAACATAACTCTAATATAACACTTTTTTTTGACAATCACAAATTTATTTTATTTTAGTGATTCATTGATTGCATTTACATACGCCATTTTAGATGATGCGCCAGTAAATCTTTCTACTTCTTTACCATCCTTTACAATAATTACCGTTGGAACTGAACGAATACCATATTGAGTTGCCTCATCATATGCCTCATCTACATCATAATCTTCAAACTTTACATTTGAAAACTGACCTTTAATTTCATTCATTACTGGAGCTAATGCTCTGCATGGTCCACACCATGCTGCACTAAATTTCTTTACCGTTACCATAATCTTTAATTTTATTTTTTCCTCTTAATTTTTGAATCAATTTGTGTTCTCTTACTTGCTTAATCTTTTTACTTAACCAACTCTCATTTTCTTCTACTCTATTCAACTTTTTTTGTAATTGGTGTAATTTCTTAGCCACCTTACCTTTGTCGATTTTCTTCTCACTCATAGTATTAGTTTTTAATTGTTTAACCTTCACAACTTA